GAGGAGTAAGCAATGACACTCAATCCATTCTTTCTAAACGGATCAACAACAGAACAAAGTCTTATTCAAGACTTGGTAAATGAACAACTTCGTATGTATGGAGTTGAGTGTTATTACCTGCCAAGAATTTACGCAAAAACAAATACAATCATCAGAGAAGTCGTTCAATCTGAGTTCACAAATGCTTATCCTCTGGAGGCATATGTAAACACTTATGATGGATTTGGTGGGCAAAAAACAATTCTAAGTAAATTTGGAATTGAAGAAAAAGATGATTTAGTTATCACAATTTCCAAAGAAAGATATGAAAATTACATCACACCACTGATCAAAGACATTGCAAACATCGAACTCTCATCAAGACCAAAAGAAGGAGATTTGATTTATTTCCCTCTGGGGGATCGTCTGTTTGAGATTAAGTATGTTGAGCACGAACAACCTTTTTATCAACTCAGAGACACTTATGTTTATGAGTTGACTTGTGAACCCTTCCGTTATGAAGATGAGGTTATCGATACAGGCGTTACTGACATCGATAATGAGATTGATCAAATTGGTTACATTCAGACCCTAACAATGGTCGGTGTGGCATCGACTGCGACTGCAATTACAAGTTACTGTGCATCTGGAGCAGTTGAAACTGTATACATTACAAACATGGGTGGCAGTTATGAGAGTCAACCAACTGTAAGTTTCTCTGCTGCTCCTGCTGGAGGAACAACAGCAGTTGGTGTCGCTTCAATTACCAACATTTACACCAATTGTAATGGTGAATATGGTGGAAAGATTCTTGCAATCAATCTGACCAATCCTGGATGTGGTTACACACTTGCACCTTGGGTCACCATTAAAGGTGGAGGTGGATCTGGTGCTGCAGCAACCACTGGAATCTGCACAACCGGAAGCGTCGGTGTTGTTACAATCACTGGCGGCGGTTCTGGTTACACAACAAATCCAGTCTTCACTTTCACCAGTCCTGGAACTGGAACAACTGCGACAGGGTGGGGTGAAATCAACGCTGCTGGAATTGTTACTGTTGCTTACATTCAAAATGCTGGATGTGGTTACACGGTTGCACCAACAATTACCATCGACGCTCCAACTGGAATCGGAGCAACCGTTGGAGTTGGAACTTACACCTTCAACGAAATTGTTACTGGTCAAACATCAGGAACAACAGCAAGAGTCAAGAAGTGGACTGCTTCAACATTCCTCCTGGAAGTTTCAATCGTCGATGGAACCTTTACCGCTGGAGAAGCAATTCAAGGGGAGTCTTCTGGAGCATACTACGTCTTGTCTGTTCAGAATAAGGATGATCTTGTTACTCCATTCGCTGATAATGACACCATTGAGGCAGCAGCAGACGCATTGCTCGATTTCACCGAAACAAACCCCTTTGGGATGCCATAACTAAATAACTAATATTCCTTAACAAGAGCAATGTTTGAATATTTTTACAATGAGGTCTTCAGATCCGCAATTATCGGATTTGGATCCCTTTTTAATGGAATTAAAATTCAGCATAAAGATGCTTCGGATGACACCTTTAGTGAAATCCAAGTTCCTCTTGCTTATGGACCCACTCAAAAGTTTCTTGCAAGAATGCAGCAGGAAGCAGATCTGAATCGTCCTGTTCAGATTACTCTTCCAAGAATGTCTTTTGAGTTCACTGGTCTGACTTACGATCCAAGTCGTAAGTCAACACAGATGCAAACCATCATCAATCAAACTCCTGATGGTGCAAACATCAAAAAGAACTACATGCCAGTTCCTTATAATATGAGTTTTGAACTTGTCATTTACACTAAGTTAAATGATGACATGCTTCAAATCGTTGAACAAATTCTTCCTTATTTTCAACCACATTATAATCTTTCAGTGAATTTCTTGGGAGAATTAAAAGAGAAAAGAGATATACCAATTCAATTGGATAACATTATAATGTCTGATGACTATGAGGGAAATTTTGACACAAGACGTGCTCTCATCTATACACTGAATTTCACAGCAAAAACTTACCTGTTCGGTCCCATTACCGACGTTACCGACACCATCGTCAAGAAGGTCACTGTTGGTTACCTTGCTGGAAGCAAAAAGAGTGCAGAAAGAGATCTCACTTATCAGGTTACTCCAAGAGCAACCAAGGATTACGATGGAACTGTTGTTACAACCACAACAGCAAACATCGATCTTGGAGATGTTATTATTCCTGTCACGAGCAGTTCTGGAATTACAGCAGAAACTTACATTTACATCGGTCAGGAAGAAATGTTTGTCACTAAGATTAGTGGAAACAACTTGACAGTTAGAAGAGGTCAGGATAACACAATTCCAGAAAAACATGTTAGCGGCGCAAATGTTTATAACATCACTGCTGCTGATGATGCACTAATCGAATTTGGAGATGACTTTGGATTTAGTGGTACTGTGTTCTGAGGTTGACTTATGCCTGGTAAATTTGATAAACTTGACGAAACATTTGACGTGACACCAACTGAAATCACTGAGGTAAAAACAAATGATATCGAAAATAAAATTACCAAAATTCAATCTTCAACGGAAGATATCAAGAAAGACTATGAATACACAAGGGGTAATCTTTATTCGATCATTGAAAAAGGACAAGAAGCAATCAACGGAATCCTCGAATTAGCACAGGAGAGCGAAATGCCTCGTGCTTATGAGGTTGCTGGTCAGTTGATTAAGAACGTCGCTGATGCAACCGATAAGTTGCTTGATCTTCAGAAGAAACTGAAGGATGTTACTAAAGAAGAAGAATCGAAAGGACCAACAACAGTCAACAATGCCCTGTTTGTTGGTTCCACTGCTGAATTACAGAAACTTCTTAAGAATTCAGCCAAAGACATAAATAGTTAAAAAGGATAAAAATGGCTGCCGTTCCCTCAGTTAACATTGTTATTCCTCAAGGAACAACGTTTAGTGAACTTTTCACTTCAACGGAGTCGGATGGTTCTGCCACCAATTTGGCTGGTTATTCGGGAACTTCAAAAATTAGAAAATACCCTGGAGCAGCAACTGCGACAAGTTTTTCTGTGTCGATCACTGGAGCAACAGGAGAAGTTACCATCTCCATGGCATCATCCATTACTCAGACTCTGAAACCTGGAAGATATTATTACGATGTTTATTTGACATCATCAAGTAACGTGGTTTCAAGAATGGTTGAAGGGCAAGCATTGGTAACAGCAGGAATTTCGACCTAAAACTCATGACAACCATCAGAAGGTCAACAAGCGCATCATCTTCAGTTGGTAGAAAAGCCGCGGTGAAAGCGACTGTTCAATCGACCAAACCAGTCAGAGAACTTCAAGATGCCACTGATGTGGACTTTGGAACTCTAAATGCTGCTGCTGATGGAAAAGTTGTCTCATATGACAACACCACTGGCAAGTTTGTTTTGATTGATGCTGACACCATTCTTGGAAGATCTTCGGAAGACGGAAACCTCTCAGATGAGTTTATTACTCAGATTGAGACACAGATTGACCTTGGTGATACTCAGGGAGACATTGATGGAGGTGTCTTCTCATGACTTTTCGAAACAGCACTCGCATTGGGTTTGTAAATAACCAACAAGGAACTCTCTCTAATGCAACATCTAAGTATCTTCTGAGATATAATCACACTGTTGGGCAATTTGATTTGGTCTCATCGGATGATCTGATTGCTTCAGCAACAACAGACAATGATGGTGATGCTCTCCCTGATGCTTTCATCGATCAAATTGAAGCGCAGATCGATGTAGAAAATATTAACCGCAACTACGACGCAGGTTCATTTTAATCTAAATAGTTCTATAGTTACTATAAAAGCGTAAAGTAATGGCAGCTCCCGTAATTCAGTTTAAGAGGGGCGTACTTGCCGATCTCCCTGGTCTTAGAGCTGGGGAACCTGGTTTTACAACCGATAGTTATGATCTTTATGTAGGTATTGACTCAACAACTGTCAATAATCAATTCGTTGGTTCAGGCAGATATTGGACCGTGAATGGGACTTCCACTGGTAGTGGAGTCAACCTGGTTGAAGGTACGTCTAACGGCACCAGTTTCATCACAATCAAATCACCAGATAGTCTTTCTGGGATTGTCACTTATACAATGCCTGGAACTGATGGTTCTAGTGGAGATGCATTGGTAACAGATGGTTCTGGTAACCTCTCATTTACCACAATCAACTCCACTTTCACACTGTCTGCTGATTCTGGTTCCAACGACACCTTCAGCACTGGTGGAACTCTAACCTTCACTGGTGGTGAGGGAATTGACACTACGGTCAGTGATGACACCATCACCATTGCTGCTGAAGACGCTTCGACTTCAAATAAAGGTGTTGCTTCTTTTGATGCAACCGATTTTAGTGTTTCTTCTGGTGCAGTAACACTGCAAGAAGAAAGAATCCAGGACATTGCTGGTGCAATGGTCACTGGTAACACCGAAACTCTTATTACTGTAACCTATCAAGATGCCGACGGCACAATTGATTTCGAAGTTGATAACGATCTGTCAAACTATGACAACTCAACTTCAGCATTCATTACTGCATCCTCAACTGACACGCTTACCAATAAGACCTTTAACGCAAACGGCACTGGTAACTCACTGTCGAATGTAGAGGTTGCTGACTTTGCTGCATCTGCCATTGTTATTGAGTCTGAAGGTATCGGGTCTAACGATAACGACACAACTCTTCCAACATCTGCAGCTGTTAAGGATTACGTTGACACTCAAGTTGCTGCTGTTGACGTTGAACTTGGTCTTGCTGGTGACAGTGGATCCAGCACGGTAACCACATCTCAAACACTGACTGTTGCAGGAACTGCAAACGAAGTTGAGACCTCTGTTTCGGGACAAACCGTCACTGTTGGTCTTCCCGCTGCTGTTGTGGTTACAACATCTATTGATGTTCCAACAGTTGAAGTTACCAACGTCAAAGCAAAAGACGGAACTGCTGCTATCACAATTACAGATAGCACTGGTGCTGTTTCTCTCTCACAAAACCTGACCGTTGCTGGTAACCTTTACGTTAACGGTTCCACAACTCAAGTCAACACAACCACAACAACAATTGAGGACCAACTCCTCGACCTGGGATTTGTTGACGGTTCTGCTCCTTCTTCTGACCTGAACAAGGACATCGGTGTTCTGTTTAACTACTACACAGACTCCGCTAAGAAGGCTGCTGTTTACTGGGATGACAGCACATCGAGAATTGTTGTTTCGGCATCCGTTAGTGAGTCTTCAGGGGTTCTGACCAATAACACTGGTGGTGCTCTGGAAGTTGCTTCGTTGTACGTTAGCGGTTGTGCTGCCACAAGAGAAGTCATCGGATGTAGCGGAAGTGACATCGTAATCACCAACGCGACGATCGACGGCGGATCATTCTGATCCTAACTTAGAGAATAAATAGGGGGGTCAATGACCCCTCTTTTTTATGGATGAACAAGATTATCAAAACTTGCTTAAGGTTTATCAAACAAAAACGAACGATTACCTCAATCAAGTTATTGCTTTGGAAGCAAGAGAGTTGAAATACAGACAACAAATTGAAGCATTTACTGCTCGAATTTTGGAATTAGAAAAGGTGGAAGAGAAACCTAAACGATCTTCCTAAATATAAAAAACATCTGTATATACAGATGAAATGACTTCATAGACACCTAAAAAATGGCAGATCCTAAGATTAAGCTAAAGAGGTCGGCTGTTGCTGGAAAGATTCCAACATCAGACCAACTGCCATTGGGTGAAGTTGCCCTTAACACCTACGATGGATTTCTCTACGCATCCAAAAACGTAGGTGTTGGGACAACAGTCATCGCGGTCAACCCCATTAGAGTTGGGGCAGGAACGGATAGTTATAACGCTTTCTTCACTCAAGGGAATCTTGGTCTGGGCACAGATTCCCCAACACAACAATTAGACGTTGATGGTGCAGCCAGATTCCGTGGTGCCATCTATGATAATAATAATGGAGTAGGTGCTGCTGCCTCTGTCCTCACCTCAACTGGAAGTGGAGTTGAGTGGAAACCATCTGTTCAAGGAACTCAGGGCACACAGGGAACTCAAGGAATTCAGGGTCTTCAAGGAACCAGTTTTACAAGAGACGAAAGTAATTATACTGCAACAGCAGGGCAAACATCATTTGCAGCAACTTATGCAGATGGAACAGACTTAGACGTTTACCTCAATGGTGTTCGTCTTTCTCCTGCCGATTACACTGCAACCAGTGGAACAGCAGTTGTTCTTGCTTCTGGTGCTCAGGCAGGAGATGTTGTTGACATCACCTATTTTGAATCTGCTGGTCCTCAGGGCACAACTGGCACTCAAGGCATTCAAGGCATCATTGGAACCCAAGGCACACAAGGAACTCAGGGTACACAAGGAACCCAAGGTACACAAGGTACTCAGGGCATTCAAGGCACTCAGGGAACACAAGGAATTATTGGTATACAGGGGACCCAGGGAACTCAAGGTGTTCAAGGTGTCCAAGGTATTGATGGTAACTTCGGTGGTGCCACTTTTGATTACACCTTTGACACAACAACCACTGATGCAGACCCAGGTCAAGGAAAGGTAAGATTCGACAATGCTGATTTGTCGTCTGCCACGACGATGTTCATTGATGATCAAGATGATGGTGGCAATAACATTGAGGCATTCCTGAGAACAATTGATGACTCAACTTCAACCATCAAGGGTCACGTTAGAGTTTCAAACAGAACTAACTCCAACGACTTTACAATCTTCACAATCAGTGGAACTAACACCGAGGCAACTGGTTACCACAAAGTCACTGTTACTTATCTGTCAGGAGCAACCTCATTTAGTAACACTGAAGACGTAATCATTACTTTTGCCAGAACAGGAACAAAGGGAGACACTGGTCTTCAGGGTATTCAAGGTATTCAAGGTGCAACTGGAACTCAGGGCACACAGGGTACTCAAGGAACTCAAGGAATTCAAGGAACCCAAGGCACTCAGGGAATTACTGGTACCCAAGGCATTCAGGGAATTACTGGAACTCAGGGAACAACTGGAACTCAGGGTACAACTGGAACCCAGGGCACTCAGGGAACACAAGGAACCCAGGGAACGCAGGGAATCCAAGGTACTCAAGGCATTCAGGGTCTCCAGGGAGATAAAGGTGGTCTGAATTATACTTTCAGCGCAACCACAACGATGGATGACCCAGGTCAGGGCATCTTCAGATTCAACAATGCAACAGTTGCTTCTGTAACAGCAATTGCAATTGATGCTGAGACAACAGAAGGGACTGATGTTTCTGATTACATTGCGACTTGGGACGACTCAACAACCACAGCAAATCGTGGTCAGATTATTGTTAAGTCAAATCAAAATGATGATGCCACTTACACCATCTTTAATGTAACTGGTGCTTTGACGGATAACACTGGATGGTTGCAACTCACTGTTACTTATGTTTCTGGTGCTGCACCATCTGACACTGAAGATTGCTCTGTTAACTTTTCAAGAACTGGTGCCCAAGGAACTCAAGGCATTCAAGGAATTACTGGCACTCAAGGTATTCAAGGAATTACTGGAACACAGGGAACTCAAGGAATCACTGGTACTCAAGGTACTCAGGGCACTCAAGGTATTCAAGGAACCCAAGGAACTCAGGGAACAACTGGTGATCAGGGAACTCAAGGTACTCAAGGAATCCAAGGTATTCAAGGCACTCAAGGTACACAGGGAACTCAGGGAATTACTGGAACTCAGGGCATTCAGGGAATCCAAGGTATTGATGGTAACTTCGGTGGTGCAACCTTTGACTATACTTTCTCCAATAACATTTCAGACACAGACCCTGGTACAGGAACTGTAAAATTCAATAATGCTAATCTGTCATCTGCAACTCAGATGTTCATTGATGACACTGATGATGGTGGAAATGACATTCAGGCATTCCTGAGAACCATTGATGATTCCACATCAACTATCAAGGGTCACGTCAGAATTTCAAACAGAACTGATGCTAATGATTTTGCCATCTTTACAATCAGTGGAACTAACACTGAGGCAACTGGTTATCATAAGGTAACTGTTACTTATCTTTCTGGGGCGACCTCCTTCACCAATGCAGAAGATGTAATCATTACCTTTGCAAGAACTGGCACGAAAGGTGACACTGGAACTCAGGGAACAACAGGAACACAAGGAACTCAGGGTACACAGGGTATTCAGGGAATCACGGGTACGCAAGGTATTCAAGGTGCTCAAGGCACTCAAGGAATAACTGGTACTCAGGGAACTCAAGGAACTCAAGGTATTCAGGGTGCACAAGGTACACAAGGAACAGTCGGAACTCAGGGTACACAAGGTATTCAAGGTTTCAGTTACAGCAAAACTGAAACAAGTGCCACTGCAACTGCTGGTCAAACCACGTTCTCTGTTACTTACAGCGTAGGAAACATTGATGTCTTCCTGAATGGTGTTCGTCTCACATCGGATGAGTTTACCGCATCCAACGGAACCTCAGTTGTCCTTGATACAGGAGCATCACTTGGTGACATTCTCGACTTTGTTGCTTTTGAATCTGCTGGTCCACAGGGTGTTCAAGGTCCTCAAGGAACTCAAGGCATTCAAGGTGTTCAAGGTGTTCAGGGCATTCAAGGTATTCAAGGTTTCAGTTACACCAAGAATGAGACGAGTGCTACAGCAACAGCGGGTCAAACAACATTCTCTGTTACTTATAGTGTTGGAAACATTGACGTTTTCCTCAATGGTGTTCGTCTGACAGCAGATGAATTCACAGCATCTAATGGAACATCTGTTGTTCTTGACACTGGTGCTTCTTTGGGTGATGTTCTTGACTTTGTTCACTTTGAATCAGCAGGTCCTCAGGGAACTCAAGGAACCCAGGGTACTCAAGGTACTCAGGGTACACAAGGAACTCAGGGCACCCAAGGGATCACTGGAACTCAGGGCATTCAAGGAATTACTGGAACTCAAGGAACCGCAGGTGTTCTTGGTGCGGATGGTGCTACAGGTGCTCAAGGTATTCAAGGAATTACTGGAACTCAGGGTACTCAGGGCACACAGGGAATTCAAGGCATCACTGGAACTCAGGGTATTCAGGGCATCTTGGGAACTCAGGGCATCACAGGAACAGCAGCAGGTGGAGCAGCTGGTGTTGATTATAATGACAACGTAAAAGTTAGATTTGGTACTGGTTTTGATCTTGAGATTTATCACGACGGCAGCAACAGTTACGTTAAAGAGAATGGAACTGGAAATCTAAAGCTACTTGGTAATAACCTTGTTCTGAAAAATTCAGCAGACTCTGAAATATACGTTGAATGCACCGTTAACGGTGCAGTAACTCTCTACTACAACAACTCTACAAAACTCGCAACCACTTCTTCTGGGGTCACTGTCACTGGTGACGTAAACTCAACTTCCGATATCTCTATGAAATCAAATGTTGAGGCTCTTCAAGATGCAGTTTCTCTTACAAAACAACTGAATGGCGTTAAGTTCACTTGGAAAGAATCCAATCAAGCATCTATTGGTGTTATTGCTCAAGAGTTAGAAACTGTTCTTCCAGAACTGGTTCAAACAAACTCTGAAGGACTGAAGACAGTGACTTATAATGGTCTCATTGGCGTTCTGATTGAAGCAATCAAAGAACAACAAACTGAGATTGACCTTATTAAACAATCCCTAAATAAGATATAACTAAGGCACCAAAATGGGTAAAACTAGAAGAACTGGCGACCTTGTTTCTGACAATAATCTCTATGTAGATATTGCTAATGACAGGGTTGGAATCGGTACAGACAGTCCAACAACTAAACTTGAGGTCAAAGGAGACCTTGGTTCCTTGACTTATGATGCATCGAGTGGAACATTGACCATCGGATGATGCCATGACAAGGGCTCGTGTATTAGCAGGTTTTGTTACAGCAATAAACGTATCCAACGATCTTTTTGTTGGTGTTGTTACGGGAACATCATTTATTGGTGATGGAACTGGATTGACTGGTGTCGCGTCCACCGATTACATCATCACAGGAACTGCGGCAACATTTAATAACACTGTAGAAGTAAACAATAATTTTAGTGTTAGTGGAATTTCAACATTTACAGGTGCTGTACAGTTTAATAGTGGTATCACTTGATACCACTATTAAACTG